ACTTAGTATATTTTCATTTTGAAAATGCACGATAACTGCTGGTAAATTCTCTAGCTCAAGTTGTATAACTCTATTAGAATCTAAAACAATATAATTTATATCATCTTTATTAAAACTGATTATTTCAGTTATTTTATTTTTAATTTTAATACGTGGATTCATTAATCTAATGTAATTACCAAAGTCCCAATAGGAAAGCTTATTTCATCTGACACATCAATTTGTTTTTGATTTGTTAAAGCACCATAAGCAATCAAATTGCCAGCACTTGCTGCATCAAAAATTGCAAAATGAGTTATTGTAACTTGAGCAAAACTATTGCCAAAATCTATAATTGCGCTATTTGAGATTTGACCATTTGCAGCAGTAGCAAATGTTGCTTGTACCCTGCCGCTTGGTCTAATATTTGTGGTTTCTTCTGTGCCAGTGTTTGTTTCACCCGGATTATCAGAAAATAAACCAATATATCTATTTCCAGTTGCAGGCATTGAAGCATTGTTACCTAGCCAGTTTAGTATTTTTTCTTCGCTGTAATCTGAAAAACTCATAATAAAATTATACTTTGTATAGCTGCAAGTGTGTCATGCTTTCGCCATCTCTATCAATATTTTTAATTGTGTAATTTACATTTCTGATTGTGACTGTGTCACCAATTTTAATCGTAAAGTTTAAATCTGAATTTTTAATTCCTAAATTCGGTTGATTGCCTAAAACTGCAAAACCTGTATCTTGGTCAACATCAACAGAATTAAGGTTAAAAATTCCTTTAATAGAAAAACTAGCGTTTCCAGCTCGATATAAAATATCTTCGCCAAAAACGCTAATTTCTGCGTGTGCTAAATTTTCAGTTAAATTTTGCCAGTTCATAATTAAGCAGCAGCAGCAGTTGCTGGAACATTAATTAAAACTTGAACAGTTGCATCACCTGAAGCAGCAGCTTTTGCCGCTACACCAATCGGATACAATCCTGTTGCTGAAGCATTTTCAACTGTTTTAGCTGTGTTGTCAAACCAAACTTGTGCGCCCTCTGCAATTACATCGCCAGAGCCTTTAGCTAAATCGTAAACACCGCTTACACCTAATGCAAAAGATTCGCCGACTGCTGCATCAACTGAAGCAACGCCAAAGATTCCACCAATTACATAACCAGTGCCACTAGTAACGCCACCTGATGGAGCTGTTAAATCTAACGCATTTCCCTTCTGTACTAAATTTTTCATTTTCTTATTTTCCCTTTTAAATTATTTATGCTCTGTCATTAGTTGACTTGACCATGCCTCTATAATCTACAAAACCAGCACCAAAATCATGCGTTGCTTTGAATTTGAAGCCATCAGTATCAAAGTCAATCTCTGAGTTAAATTGAGGCCCTTCGTTACCTGCTAAGTACGCATATTCTAAAACTGGATTGTTTAAATCACCAATATAGAATACATCGCCTGTAACTCTTGAATCTTTGATTATTTCATACTTGCCAGCGTGTGGGTTTGTGTTACCTGTTTGTGCTGCTGCAACTGAAGCGGTTTCACGAATTGCAGTGAAGTAAGTATTCGGGCCGCATAGAATAAAGTTTGCATCTAAATCTATTGGCTCGCCACCTAATCCTGTCTGATTCATTAACAACTGAACTACTTCATCAAGACCAACACTAGAATTTACTAGTTTTGCATCTGTTAAGTTATTATGTCCATTTGCGAATACTGCAACTGAATCGCTTAAAGCTGGATTGCTAGAAAGCAAGCTGTAAATGATATCGCTTTCAGTTCTTGCAGCAGCTCTCGCTAATTCTGTTGTCAATCTACCAAATGCGCCTAAGTCATCATTTATAATAGCTTTTCTAGTAAATGGAACAATTAGACCATAAGAATCTAACTTATAAGTTTCTTTGTTGTCTGCCATTGTGCCATATTTAATTTCGCCATTTTCTAAAACTTTTTGAAGTTTTGGAGCTGCACCTAAGCTAACACTGTTAATATTTTTGAAATCGCTAGAACTAGTTCTACGTGCCCAATTTTGGAAAGTTCTAGGTTGCTCAGCATAAGCATCTTGCAATACTTTGTTTGATACATCAAGCAAAATATTTTTAAAATCGCTAGTGCCGTTCGATAATGCTTGTCTAACAATATTGTCTTTAGATAGCATTTCAATCTCAGCAAGTGATTTGCCGCTTTTAGCTAGTTTTTCTTTTGCAATTTCCACTAAAGAAAGATTGTTAAATCTGTTACCAGATTCGTATCTGCCTTTACCTGACATTCTAACTTCTAATACTTTTGAGATTCCCTCGTTTGCATTATCGGTTTCGTCTTTCAAAACTTGAATATTAGTAACGTGAGTTTCTTCTGACTCTTTTGCTAATTTTTCAATGATTCTATCTTTTACTTCAGCAACTGACATATTTTCAGTAACTGCTTTTTTAGTGAATCCTGCTGATAAAGCGTGTTTTTCAGCAAGTTCCATGATCTCAGAAACTCTTTTTGTTTCTTCAGCTTTCGCTTTTAAATCGTGTTCTTTTTCCATTTTTACGTTTTCTCCTGTGTTTTCTTTTTTACAAACTTTATCATCAGTTTTTGTAAATTTTTCTAAAATTGTTGCTGCACCATCTGCTGGGACTGCAACTAGTGATATTTCTTCCAATTCCCATTTAGTCGCTTTTATTGACTGCATTTCAGCATCTTTTTTTGTGATATCTTCATACTCTAAAATAGTTACGCCCATTGATACACTTGATAAAATACCATCTTTAATATCTTTAATGATACCTGCAAATTCTTCTCTAGAACTAAATTTTACTTTTGCAGTTTTTTCGTCTGCTGCAATAATTTTGCCTAAAGTAGTCTCTATGCTTCTTTCGTGATTTAACAAAAATGGAGCTGTACCATTTTTAACTCTATCCAAAATTACTGCACCCGGTGCTTGCTCAAACTCTAGCAAATAAGGCTCAGTAAAAAAACCACCTCGCAAAACTTGCGCACCTGTGTAATAGTTTATATCAATCGTTAATTTCTCTTCGTCAAAAGAGTTATTTTCAATTTTACTTAATTCGGTTTTTAAGAATTTTTTTGACATAATTTTATATTACACTATATATTTTGGTTGTGTTGATTTACTTGGCCAGCTAAACTAATTTTGCTCGGGTCGCAATCAAAAATTAAATTTAGCGACTCAAACAATTCTTTATCTTTTTTCCATTCGCTATAAACTTCTTCTGGGTCACGTCCCATCTCGATTATTGCGCTGCTTGGTGAATTTAAGCCTAGCCTAATCTCGTCTTTTATTGCAGCAATTTCTTTCTGTGGGTCTACCAATTCAAATTTTGGAACAGTCCATTTAATTTGGTATTTTTTTACATTTATATTTTGCAGCTCTACAGCCTCAAGAAACCATTTAAAAATTCTAGGCAAAGTATTTGCTGTAAATAGATTCTTTTGCCATCTTGTTATTTTCTTCTTCATTTCCAGCTTACCCATTCGTGCGCTGCTGTAATTCACTTGAGAAAAATCACCAGTTAGCATTTCATAAGTAATATTTAATCCTGCCGCAATAGAATGCAAAATAGCACTATTGTATTCTTGATAACCAGTTATTGCTGGAGGACTAGAGAATTTTATATCTTTGTTTGGAGGTAAAATTTCAAATAGTCCGGGAGTAACTTTATCGCTCAGTTCGTAATCTTCGTTTTTTTCGTATCCATTAAGAGCTGAAGCTGGGTCATTGTCATAGATGAAACCAGCAAAACATGCTGATATTTTTTGTCTAATTAATTGCGTGTCCTCGTATTCGTTTAAATCTTTAATTTTATTAGCAACTGGAGCAAACCAAGGAATACCTCGATTCTGTCCGCTTCTTTCTGGATTAAATATATGAATTATATTTTCCGCTTTTACTCTTTTAGAATTTACACTATAATTTAAATAACCTAAATTTTCTCCCGGGTGTTCGTCATATAAATAGTATGCAACTGCTTGACCAAGTGAGTTATATTCAATTCCGTTTTTAATTGTATTTCTACCTCGATTTGCTGTTAAATTATCTCTAGTCTTGTCGATATAATCACATTCTAATATTTGTAATTGTATTGGAATTTCTAGATTAGAATCTGACCTTCTATAAATAACTTTTATTAAACATTCCCCTGATTCGACAACCGTATTGCAAACCAACTCTTGAATACCTGCTAAATCTAGCCGATTGTTAATATCACATTTTGTAGTTTCTGACCAATCACGCCAAAGCTTCTCTAGCTTTGCGTTTCCTGTAATATTGCCTTTAATTCCATG